TGCAGTCCTGTGTGCTCACGTACTGCTTATCCTGATTCATGTCCAAACCATGTGCAGTATATGATCGCATTACATCCTCCGCAGTTATGCCTGGAAACGTCAGCACGCCGTCATCACCCAAGCACTGCGAATTTGGGTTTAATCTCTGGTTCTTTGCAAGGGCGGCTTCATACTGCAAAGCTCTATGCGCCAATGTTTCATCAGCGTTCGTCCCACCAGATCCGGAACCCATCCCATGTTTACCATAGCGGATTTTACCATAGTCGTACGCTAGAGGTATCTCGTACTTAATGGGGTACACCTGATTTAACCAGGTACGGCTGCTCGAATTAGGAGTGAGAATAGCTGCGATTATCTGTCTCGCTGCTTTCTGAAGATTCGAGTTGAAGTGTTGGTCAAATTTACTAAAATCCGTGCATACTACCAAATCTTTGTCGGCCTTTGTATCGAACATTTTGGTAATTCTAGCATCGACCGATTCCATGCTAACCCAAGCAGGTACTAAATTGAAACGTTGGACTGTCTCAATAAAGGGTTGGTAGAAGCATAATTCCAAGACATTCGTAGCGAATGGAAACATCCAAACCACTCGCTGTTTCACATCATCCTTGGTTGGGCCACCTTCCTGACCTCGCCATCCTAAGACTGCTGCCATTTTCCACGAACCAGTGGGTAAGACCTGTTCCATTGAGGAGAAATCAACAGAACAAGGCATAGTTTTCTTGACAACATTCCTTCGTTTGGTGAAATACGGTGATCCACTATTCGTTGACTTCTTCATATTGAGCACCGTATTAGACTGTGACCTCAGTGATAAGCCACGGCACTTATCGAACTCAGCGATTACCGCTTTGACCGCGCGTTCGCTTAATTCTTTACCCGGTTCTAACACCGAATCATAGTAAGAGTCGATATCGTCCATCCTCTGATCAAGGGGAAGTTCGATTGACATCGGCCCGACCTTAGCCGCAAGGTCATTCTCAAAATCCACGAGAGTCGGCCACTTGTCAGATAGAGTATCCAACGTGGGTTTCCAATCTCTCAGGACTTTCTGTACATCCTGACCTCGTGCAAAAGTCGTTCTGTATTCATCAGGTTGTCCTTTTCTGACTCTGTCAAAATAGGACCGTAAACCAGGGTTTGGTAAGTCAAAATATTGACTCCAATTACTTTCGCTACTTTTAGACATTTAAGTAGCCTCCTTTCTTTAAAAGTAGGAATTTAAAAGGTGGATTAGATCCACCTTTTAAACGCCATGTAGAATGCATCACTCAGTCGCATCCTAAGACTGCGCTGCCTTTTCGGCAACTTAGCCTGTTCGTACACATCTGCAGGCTCAAGCAGATTGAGGATAGAGTTTAGCACTCTAACACCTCCTTTCTAAAGATTTCG